ATATAGAGGAAAGACCTAGATAATGGCTATTCAACTACTAGATAAAAAACTTGTAATGAAACAAAAACGATCATCGATGGTTAAAGTTCAGAAAGAGCTTGATTTTGATAAAAATTATGATAGTGATAGTGAAAATATTTACCAAGAACCAAGAGTTGATAGGTTTGATGAGATAATAGACTTACTAAAGACGCAGAATATTTATGGCGAAGAGAAAAACATAACTCTTGGCGTAGTGGATGTACCTATAGAAAAACAAATATCAATTGATAAGGCTTCCACAAAAGGATTGAAGTCAGAAACCTACGAGAATAATAGTGAGAACAAATTAGACAAGTTAAGGAAATTAAGACGTGGCAATTAAACCCATAACTAATACAAATGCACCAAATGTATCGGCTGTAAATCGTGAAGAACAGACGAGTATAAGAAGCGAGAAGGGAAATGCTAAAGTTGTCATTAGAAAATCAGCTGGTCGTGATGCAGGTAAGGGTTATGCGATTGGACTGAAAGACATTGATACTTCCGTAATAAATCATATTAGAAATATAATGAAACCTGTAGTTAGGGAATCCAATGAAATAATAAAAGTACCTGTATTGTATGGGAATGAAGAACGATGGAAATCGGTTAGAAGCCGTGGTACTTTAAGGGATAAAAATGGAGCTATTATTCTACCAGTAATAGTGATTAAACGAACAGGTGTTGCCATGAATGATGCCATGCCTTTATCATTTGACAATGACGTTAAGGGTAAATTTATTAGTGTTGTTAGGTCTAGTAATGGATGGAGTAAAAACAATAGATATGATAGGTTTGCCGTCTTGACTGGACAACAACCCGTGGAAGAATTTGTAAAAACAGGCATGCCAGACTTTGTAGTCTGTACGTATAATATTGTCATGATGACAAGTTACATGGAGCAGATGAATGATTTAAATACAATAATGATGGAGCACTTGGAAACGTATTGGGGAGATTCAATGAGTTATAGGTTCTTATCTGCTTTAGAGGGTGATATATCCAACGAAGAGCAAATGGAATCACAAGGTGAGAGATTGATTAAGAATGAATTAACCATAACAATAAAGGGTTATATGATACCTGAATTTACCGATAATGTATTTGGTAAAACTGCTGAAATGAGTAGGGGATATAAACCAAAAAAGGTCTCGTTTTCCGAAAAACTTTTATAATTATATATGTATATATCACTTAATAAACCTATTTAGGAGTTACAAATGTCAGAAGAAATTAAATTCACAGACGATGAGTTAAAATCATTATCTAATTTACAAGAATCTTATCAACGTATTACAAATTCGTATGGTCAGATAGCTTTAGCTAAACATAACCTTGAAGCACAAGAAGCTGCTGTAAAACAAGAGTTTGATACTGCAAAATCATCAGAGCAAAATTTACTGAGTGCAATTACTGAGAAGTATGGTCCAGGACAATTAGATCCTCAATCAGGTGTATTTACACCAGCACCAGTTCAAGAATCTCCTGAGTTGCCTAAATTACAAAAAACAGACGACTAATATTAAATTAAAGTCTTTTTGAGTTTTTTGGTGATATTTATATATGAATAATTACACAATTTACATTAATCTTGGAGACTTTAAATGGCTGAAAAAATACTTAGTCCAGGTGTATTTACCAACGAAATAGACCAATCATTTTTACCCGCAACAGCAGGACCGATTGGAGCTGCCATTGTAGGACCGACCGTTAAAGGTCCTGTTTTAATACCAACTGTCGTTAACTCATATAGTGAATATGTTCAAATATTTGGAGAGTTAATAGAAAGTGGTTCAGATAATTACCAATATTTAACGTCTCATACTGCTAAAGAGTATTTAAGACAAGGTGGCCCGGCTACTGTTATTAGGGTTGCTGATCCTGACGGAATTTCAACTAAAGCAAGTGCTACTGTTGCTGCTGCTGGAACACCTGTTACGGCTACTAAAGCTTTTGGTAGTTTTGTTTTTACCAATGTACCGAGTGGTTCTGCAGGAACGCTTTCAGGTAATGCTCCTGATACATTTGCAATTGGTGATGTAACTTATGCTTTTGTTTCTTCATCACTTGGTCTTTCAAATAGTAGTACTCAGGTATTTATCGATTTTCCAGATGCTTTAAATTTAGCAACTACAACAACTACTGTTGCTCAAAATACTGTTAATGCTATCAATAATAATGAGGGTAATGGAACAACATCTTTAGGTATAAGTGCTTCATTTGCTGCAGCCGTATTGAGTATTACAAGTTCAGCAGATGGTGGAACTAATTATGCCATCACATCAGGTAGTGTAACTGCTGGTGAGGGAGTTTCTAAAGCTCCATTCTTAGGTGAATTATTATTAAGAAATGATGGAACTGCTGGAATGACCGGTGGAGCGGTTGCTTCTGTATCTGGTCAAAACCTTTTTACAATAGAAGTATTGGGTAACGGAAACACCTTTAACAATACTAGTACATTAGGAACTGATCAAGTATTACTACCACAGACAAGTTCATTAGGAAATAACTTGTTTAGTTCAGGTAGTTATGGTGGTCGTTCAGACAATTTCAGATATGAAATATCACAGAAAAATTTAAAAAAGGGTACATTTACACTTGCTTTACGACAAGGTAATGATTCTATTACTAGTAAAAAAGTAATTGAAACCTTTGATAATATATCATTAGATCCAGGTGAATCAAATTACATCTTAAAGAGAATTGGAAATACAACAAATGTTATTTCCGTAGAAGATGGTCAAGCATTTATACAACCAACTGGTGAGTTTCCAAACAAATCTAAAAACATAAGAATTAGTGAAGTTCTTGTAAATACACCAAATTACTTAAAAGAAGATGGAACTGTTGATTCAAATGCATATCCTAATTCTGCTTCAGTTGTACCAGCAGTTGGTAGTGGAAGTGCTGGTGGTTCATTTGACGGTGGTGACTTTGGACAAGAAATAGAACATCCATTTAATTTTTATGATGAGATAGCCGCTTCTAATTCACAAGGTGTGGATATGTCAGAGAGTGCTGCTTTAGTAACAACATCAGCCGTGGGTGGTGGGTATATGACTGCTCTTAATCTTTTGAAAAATAAAGATGAGTTTGATATCAATATACTTTATTTACCTGGTGTAATCGATCAACTTGATGACCATAGTACCGTAATAGGTGAGGCTATTCAAGTATGTGAAGATAGAGGTGATTGTTTTCTAGTCTATGATAACGTATCAAAAACATCTACTGTTGCTACTGCTAAAACAAATACAGAGGCTCGTAACTCAAGTTACGCTGCTGTTTACTATCCGTGGGTACAGATTCAAGATGCTACAACTGGTAATTTTAGATTTGTTCCACCATCAGTCGTGATATCCGGCGTCTATCATTTTAATGATACTGTAGGACAACCTTGGTTCGCTCCTGCTGGATTGAATAGAGGTGGAATAGATAGTGCAGTACAGGCATATAAGAAATTAACACAAAAGAATCGTGACGATTTATATGATTCAAACACAAATCCGATTGCTACCTTTCCTGGTCAAGGTGTTACTGTCTTTGGACAGAAGACCACACAGAAGAAAGCAAGTGCTTTAGATAGGGTTAATGTAAGAAGACTATTGATTAACTTGAAAAAGTTCGTTGCTAATTCATCAAGAAACCTAGTATTTGAACAAAACACAAGTGATTTAAGAAATCAATTCTTAAACATTGTTAATCCTTACATGGAACAAGTACAGGCTAATAGTGGATTGAACGCTTTTAGGGTTGTTATGGACGATTCAAACAATACACCTGAGACTATTGATAGGAATCTATTGATAGGTCAGATATTTGTACAACCTTCAAGAACTGCTGAATTCATTGTGTTGGACTTTGTTGTTCAACCAACTGGTGCAGCTTTTCCTGAATAATTTTAAAGGAACTTGATATTTATTATCATAGGAGATAAAACATGGCAGAACTATTAGAAGCGAATAAGATATTTTATACACCATATGAACCGAAACTAAAGAATCGTTTCATCATGGAGATTGCAGGTATCCCAGCTTTTACAATCAAAACGGTACAAAGACCACAGATTACTTTTGACGAAGTTGTCTTGGAACACATGAATGTTACCAAATACGTTAAGGGTAAAGGACGTTGGCAAACACTACAGATTACAATGTATGATCCTATCGTTCCGTCTGCTGCTTCTGCCGTAATAGAATGGATAAGACTTCATCATGAATCAGCTACTGGTCGTGATGGGTATCAAGATTTTTACAAAAAGAATATTACGTTTCAAGTATTAGGACCTGTAGGTGATATCATTGAAAAATGGACACTATACGGTACTTACATTCAAGATGCTGCGTTTGGTGATTT